GTAACTACAAAAGATACATCCCTACTAACTAAAGTTATTTTAGCTACCTCTTGATTATCGATTATCGCTTTAGTCATATCAGCGCCTACATTAGTTAGCTCATCTTTAGCTAATTCTCGTAAGGTGTTAGTAGCCTCTGTTACCGCGTCTTTTATAACGGTTAAAGCTGCTAATTCTGATGCTATTTCTTTTAGATTCATTAGATTAACCTCACATAGTGAGAGCCTAAACAGTGCAGACAAAACTCTTTTTTATCTGCAGCGAATCTCTCTTTTTTTATGTATGACCACTGGTCACGTCGTTTATTAGAATCGATGCTGCATAAAACCTTATCTCGTATAGCTATGTGTAAACGGTGACCCATACCTACGTATAAAAGTTTTACGTCTCCACTTTTTAAGCCGTAGCCTTTATGGTTTTTATTTATAATGTTTTCTATTAATGTGCCGTTTAATACCTCTGGAGGATTCATTAGACACCTACTAAATCAGATATAGGTCTAATCTCTGTTAAATCGTCGACCTGGTATATAGATCCGCTAGGGTGTACAGATGGAGCAGCTACTACGTAACCGTTCCACTTTATGTCTATACCTTCACGATATTTACCAGGAAAGCTCATATCAGAGCTAGCGTAGTAGTAGTAATGCCAGCCGTTACCAGTGCGTATACGTCTGGTCTTTGTAAGTCCGTCGGTATTACCACCATTACGTAAATCTACGTCTAGGACTACTAGATTAGATGGCTTACAGGCGATGCCTATGTTTATCTTAGGCTGTCTGTTAAACCACTCAGTAATAGCCTCTATGTCATCTGTAGCGCTGTGTAAACCACGTGGCGCTAGACTTTTATGAGGCTGTTTAGCTCCTACGCCTAAAGGTAAAATCTTTAAGCCTAAAGCTGCATAAGTTATCGCGTAATTTTGTATAAGTGTCATCGCTGCTCATTTCTTAGCGATGGATGCTTACGACCAGCTACGCGACCACGTGTAAATCCTAAAGCGTGGCCTACGTGATGTCCGTAGTAATAGCCTGTTACAAAAGTACCAAGCCAGCATAGAAATATAAATAGATCTGTGTATTCTTTTATAAATTGCATTTCTGTCCCTTTGTCTGGAGGGTTGAGGGGTTCCAGACCCATTAATGGTACTACTGCCTCCAGACATTTAGGCCACGCGCCACGCCAGCCTCTAGCGTTACTTTAGGGTTATAGCCCAGGCTCTTAAGAAGCGCTGGATTACCTACGCGGTAGGCGACGCCCATAGGAGCCTTTGTATCGACGTCTAAGGCTGGTTTATAGCCCATACGATGAGTTACCAGGGTAAAGAGCTCCATAAAGCTCGTAGGCCTGCCTGTAGATAGGTTTACGTTTATGCTCATACGGCTACTGGCCAGTAACAAAGAGGCCTCTACGATGTCGTCTATATGTATCCAGTCCCTAGTCGTTAGGGCAGATCCCCAGATAGTAAAAGGATCCTCTTTACGAGCTGCCCTATCCATAAAGCTAGGGAAAGGGTAATCCAGGCTCTGATCCTCACCATAACCACTAAAAGGTCTAAGTACAGTAACGGTTAGGCCTTCACGCCTTAGATGTTCGCAGAGCATCTCTCCAGTCAATTTAGCCCAGCCATAAGTAAAATCTGGCAGGCGTATATCTTTTAGGTTTATATCGTTTTCTGTAAGCATCCTTTTTAGCTCTAGTGTCTGTAGCTCTACAGGATATGCAGCACTAGAGGAAAAATAAAGAATATGTCCAGGCTGTGTACGCATCGCCCACGATGCCATTTCGCTATCTATTGATAAATCCACCGCCAGGGATAGCGGACTACCCTCGATAGTCTGCCTACCTCCTACGACTGCCGCAAGATGTATCAAAAGGTCGAAATAGGTGTCATCGCGTCTAAAAAAATCTCTAGCATCTATGCCGTCTAATATGTCGACATATGTAATGTTATGGTCTCGTAACGCATAACAAAAATGACGGCCTACGAATCCTTTATGACCAGTGATTAATATTTTCACGACAAAGCTACTACTAGGTCTTTATAAAATTGGCTATTAATAAAGTCCTCGTAGATTAATCTATCGTGGCTGTAATACTGCTCAGAGTTAACGCGTGCATAATGGTCATCCATAGCACCCTTGCTAGCTAAGGGATGCATATGCTCGATTACTACGTTTTCTGAGTAAAAAAGGCCGTTAATATCCTGTCCCAGTTTTTTCCAAAAATTATCTAGATATAGATGTTTAGCTTTAGGCTGACACATACCTTTGAGGTTTTCTACGATGCCTCGAGTCATTAAACAGGCAGTAGGTAAATTAGCTCCTTGCAGTAAATCATTACCGTAAGAGATTCCTTGTCTATTGCCTGGAATTCTTAAAGCTAAAAGATAATCCCAGAAATCAGTACGCGGTACGTGATCATCGCCTAAAAATCCAAAATAACTATAGCGATCGTATTTAGTATCGTCTAGTAAAATCATCGCAGCCATATTAAGAGGCTGAGCCATACCAGCGGCCGTTATGTGATTAGTTATTATATTTATGTCATCTATCGCTTGATAATCGCGTAATGACCAGTCATCTATATCGCAGACAAAATATAAATCTGCTACAGCTTTCGTATCTTTCCAGGCTTTAAGAAGCCTTTTTGCGTTTTGTGGCCTTCCCCTGGTTGGTACAATGAATACACTTTTTTGCATTTTGTCCCTCTCGATCGTGGTCTTTGAGATGCGTGAAAAGCATACGCCGTACCTCTCGTAAGTCGCCTAACACTTCATCGGCAAAACCGTTAGAGACTGGGCGGCTATTCTTTTCTGCACGTGAGGCGAATATAGCGGCTACCCCTGATATGGTCGCAGCCGCTATTACGCCTAATTGAATTAAAAGGCTATCCACGTCCAAGTGGATCCTTAGGATTTAGATACCGCATAAGAGGCGGTAATACGGCAGCTGCCGCAGCGCTAGATAAACCTTTAACAGTTAAATCTCCAGTAGCTAAGTAATAAGCTAGAGCTGCGCTAAGCGCGGCGCGCCCCCAGGAAGCCGCCACCTCTTGCGCTGTCTTGATCTGTTTTTTCTGTTTCGCTTTCATCGGTCTCCATTTCTAAACCTCTTATTAAGGTTTCGACTTGCACTGCATTTAGAGCTATCTCAAAATGCATCTCATCCTTACGGTTACGATAATTACCGCCCCATCTTAGACCATATTTACGGCATAAACGGTTAATTACCCTTACTTGCTCCTCGTTAAAAGTACCTACAGCTGCTAAAGGATGTTGAGTAGCATTTAGATCTATTGCTGTACCACTACTGTGATTAGAGACTACGGTATTAGATCCTCTTACCTTACGGTATGCGTATCCCCAGTCGTCCAGGGTTTTAGTTTCATCTATAGGCTCTACCAGCTTATGAAATTCTGCAGCAAAACCAATTAATAACGGCGCTACAGGTTTAGCTACACGCAGCTTTAGATCTGTACCTGGGACGCGCTTACGAACTATGTCTATAGCTTCTGGATCTGCAGAGGCAGGCCATCCATTAGCGCTCTTTTCCATAGCTATAAGCCTACAGCCTCAAAGTCGTCTATATGATCGTCGATAGTCCTAGTTATGGGATAAATGTCGTCTACCATAGACAGGAACTATACCTCAAGATGGTTACAGTGCTGATTCTTGAGGAACTATCCCTCAAGATTATGCTAAAGACGTATTGGCGTTGGCTTAGGCAATAAAACTGCAATTTCTTCAGGCGTTAGCCCTAGTTTTTCGTATGCAGATATTTTTAATTGCCTTGCATTTTCAGCATCAATTTTGGCCTGTTCTTTTGCTATCCAAGCATCGGCCCAAGCCTCAATAGTTGCTTCATATTCTTCATCAGTTAATGTTCTAACTGTGTCGTTTATGCCCTCTTGAATTGTTGGAGATTTTGCTTTTAGTTCTGCTATTTTTTCTTCTTTAGTTATCATTATGCTCTCGCCAATCCGTAAATTGCTACTGTTCCGTCTATGTTTTGTGTAGATGATGCTAACTTAAAGCCTGTATATTGTTGGTTAGAAAGATTAACGCCATTA